CCCTCCTAAAGGTGGGGCATGGAGCAGAATTAAAACTGGGGCTTCTCAAATTTTATCCAAACTCCCTAAAGGCGGAAGACTCGGAGCAATACTCGCAGGAGCGGGAGCCGTGGGCCTTGGTACGGCAGCCCTGATGGGAGATGCGGAGGCTGACGAAACAGGGATCACGGACCAGTCGATGAAATATAATTCAACAACGGGTGAATTTGTAAACACAGAAACAGGAGATCCAGAAACTCAAGAAGGAATATTAAACTGGATTGCCGACAATCCAGTTAAGTCAGGATTTGCAGCTTTACCCGTTATGTTAGGAGCAGGACAAGCATTAGCTAAAGCAGGATTACCAGGAGGAAGATATTTAACAAGTTGGACGGCCATGATTCCAGCCATGATGATTCCAGAAAAAATGTGGCAATGGAAACAAGGAATGGAAGCTGGAGAAATGATCACGGATCCATTGAATGCATTATGGGCTTTAGGAATTAGAGGTCCTGAAAGTTTAAAAGCAGCAGAAGCTTATTATGCTAATATGTTGAAACAACATAATCTAAGAGGATTAGACATGACCACTCTTAAAAATTTAAAGAGTGTACAAGGTTGGAAAAATTTACCAGGCGCTATGAGAACAGCTATGATGTCGCCCGCAGCTACAGGAACAGATTTAGCATTTCAAAAAAGATTAAAACCTGCAACTAAAAAACTTACAGAAGCAATTATTGGTTCTCCTGGGGCCAAACAAGTAGCTAAAAAAGGATTAGGTGCATTAGCTAAGAGAGCTGCCATAGGAGTAGGAGCAGCTGCTCTTTTACCGGCTACAGTTGCAGCCGGTTTAGTTTCAGCACCCTTAACATTAGGTCTAGGAGCTTTAAGTTTTGGTTATGCTCAATACAAAGATTACCGAGATGGAAAAGCCATTGTAGATTCAATGAGAGCTAGAGGAAAAATTTCAGAAGAAGATGCAGAAAATTATATGTCGCTTATTAAACAAGGAAGTTTACCATTTGGTTTAGGTAATAGATTATGGGGTGATGACGAAATGACATTAAGAGGACAAACTTTAGATCCTACTCAACAAAGACAAGTTCTTTCAGGACTGGAAGAACAAATTGATTTATTCCAAGATAAGAGAAAAGACGTTAGAGCTTTAGATAGAGCTGATGATTTTGATTTCTTTAATGAAGGTGGACGTGTGGGCATGAAGTTTGGTGGCGGAATGGATAGAAGAGGATTTTTAAAATGGTTAGCGGGCCTTGCAGCGGGGATCGCGGGCGGAGCTTCGGGATTATTTAAAACAGGTGCTAAAAAAGGAATAGAGCAAGCGGTGAAACAAGCCCCTAAAAAATTTGTAGGAGTAGACGGTATGCCGGCGTGGTTCCCGAGAGCGGTGGCTAAGATTAAAACTCATGGGAAGTTAATCCAGATGGCGGATAAAGATTATGTGAATGGAGATATTTATGAAATGATTCTTTCAACTAAAGTTCCTAAATTCGACATGGTAGCTGGTCAGCAAAAACAATCAGGTTTTGAAATGGTAAATAAAAAAGTCCTACTGGAAGAAAATCCAATAAGTGGAGAAATTGATATTTCTTGGAGCGTGGACGATTTTGATGGTGATATGACAAGACGGATTAACTTTAAACCGGGAGAAACGGGTTTCCAGAAATTTGGTGCAGATCCCGAACATCCTGGGGCCTGGGAATACCAGCGGGTTAAAGTCGAAGAACCAGAATTTACTTATGGCAATCCTGATCAGTCTACGCCAATGCGAGATGAGTTTGACTATAAAGATATTTTTGAAGAAGGAGATGAGGTCGTTGCAGCGTTAGAAAATTTAACAGGTAACAAAAAGATGGTAGCTAAAGATGGTTCTATTATCGAGACTACAGATGCACCGGATGTTGATGAAGCTTTTAAAAAGAAAATTTTTAAAGACGTCGAAGGAGAAGCAGCTCTTCTACCTGACCCTGAAGGACATATGACTCCTGAAGGATGGTCAGGAGAAAAAGGTGCAGAGGTTGTGGGAGGAGAGGTCCCTGAATGGGTTCCTAAAGATACCTGGCAAAAAAAGGCTGGTGGTGGAACAGTTGAAACAGGGGATATTGCAAGGAGACAATCTTTAGTACCTCCATTAGCAGGGCCTAATCCGCAAGGAATCATGGGGTTGCCTTCTGATATAAAACAAGTTAGAGTAGGTTAACGTAGGAATTATATGGCAGAAATAGACAAAGCGCTCCCTAATAATCGGGAAAAGGTAACAGTTAATCCAGAAGAAGATTTAGAAATAGAAGTTCTTAATCAACAGAATAAAATGGATCCTGGAGTAGACGTTCAGGAAAATGAAGATGGTTCAGTCGAGATTGATTTTGAACCAGGAAAAGTTTCACCATCTGGTGGAGAAGATCATTTTACAAACATAGCAGAATTAGTTGGTGATGAAATTACAGGAAGATTAGCTTCAGAACTTTATCAACAATACGAAGATTACAGAGCTTCACGAAGAGAATGGGAGCAAGCTTATACAACTGGTTTAGATTTATTAGGATTTAAATATACTCAAAGATCTCAACCATTCCAAGGAGCTTCAGGTGCAACACACCCAGTTTTAGCTGAAGCAGTAACACAGTTTCAAGCTACAGCTTACAAAGAATTATTACCAGCGAATGGTCCTGTTAGAACTCAAATTTTAGGAGCATCTAATAGAGAAAAAGAAGATCAAGCAATGCGTGTTAAAGATTATATGAATTATCAATTGACACAAGAAATGAAAGAATATGATGCAGAGTTTGATCAAATGTTATTTTATTTACCTCTAGCCGGTTCATCATTTAAAAAAGTTTATTATGATGAAATGGTTGGAAGAGCAGTTTCAAAATTTGTACAGGCGGATGATTTAATTGTTCCGTATTCTGCTACCTCATTAGAAGATGCGGAAGCGGTTATTCAACGTATGTATATGTCGGAGAACGACGTACGTAAGGCACAGGTATCCGGATTCTATAGAGATATAGAATTAGGATCACCAGCCTATACGCAAGATAGAGTTCACGAGGAAGAAAGAAAATTAGAAGGAACTACTAAAACAATGAATCGGAGTGATCAAAGTTATACAATTTTAGAATGTCATGTGAATTTAGACCTGGAAGGTTTTGAAGATGTAGATCCTGAAACAGGAGAGCCTACAGGAATTAAACTGCCTTACATCGTAACGATGGAAGCTGGGGGTCGTAAAATTTTGTCTATCAGACGAAATTATCAACCAAACGATCCTCTGAAGAAGAAAGTCCAATACTTTGTCCATTTTAAATTTCTACCAGGACTAGGTTTCTACGGATTTGGACTTATTCATATGATTGGCGGATTGAGCAGAACTGCAACAGTAGCTCTCCGCCAATTACTAGATGCAGGTACTTTAGCTAATTTACCATCTGGATTTAAACAGAGAGGAGTAAGAGTTAGAGATGATGCACAACCTTTACAACCAGGAGAATGGAGAGACGTTGATGCACCAGGAGGAAGTTTAAGAGATGCATTTTTTAATCTTCCTTATAAAGAACCTTCACCAACATTATTACAATTGATGGGAATTGTTGTTGAAGCGGGTCAAAGATTTGCTTCAATTGCTGATAACCAAGTAGGAGATGCTAAAGCTCAAGGAGCAGCGGTCGGGACGACAGTTGCATTATTAGAAAGAGGCTCAAGAGTGATGAGCGCAATTCACAAAAGAATTTATAATTCTTTAAAAGAGGAATTTAAACTATTAGCAAATATATTTTCTCAATATTTACCACCAGAATATCCTTATGATGTTGTAGGGGGAAATAGATTAATTAAGCAAATGGATTTTGATGACAGAATAGATATTGTTCCTGTAGCGGATCCTAATATTTTTTCAATGACTCAAAGAATTCAATTAGCACAAACTCAATTACAATTATCTATGTCTAATCCACAAATGCATAATATGTATGAATCTTATAGAAAAATGTACGAAGCTTTAGGAATTAAAAATATTGATCAAGTATTACCCCCTCCACAACCACCGGTTCCAAAAGATCCTGCATTAGAACACATTGATGCGATGGCTATGAAACCTTTTCAAGCTTATAGAAACCAAGATCATAGAGCACATATTACAGCTCATATGAATTTTATGGCTACTAACTTTGCTAGAAATAATCCACCTATTATGGCTGCTCTAGAAAAAAATATTATGGAACATATATCCTTGATGGCACAAGAGCATATTGAATTAGAATTTGCGAGCCAGATTATGGAAGTACAACAACTACAAGCTCAAGGCGCACAAGGGCCGGAACTTCAACAAAAAGTTCAACAACTGAATTTAATGATGGAAGCACGAAAAGCTGTTTTAATTGCAGAATTTACCGAAGAGTTTATGAAGCAAGAAAAAGAGATTACTTCCATGTTAGATAGTGACCCTTTAGTTAAACTTAAAGCTCAAGAGTTAGATCTTAAAGCTATGGAGAACTATAGGAAACAAACCGAAACTACTGAAAGAGTAAACTTAGATAAAGCTAAACTAGTCCAAAATAGAGAGCTTCAAGAAGAAAAAATGGAGCAAAATGAGGACTTAGCTAATCTTAGAGCTGAAACTTCATTAGTTAAACAAGAGATGTCTAATCAAGCTAAAATGCGTTCTGATGTGATGAAAAGAAAAGACGTAAAAACCTTGAAAGGTCCTCGAGAATAGTATAACAATTAATTAGGAGAAAAATTATGAGAGATGATTTTGGAACAAGACCTTACAAACCTAGATTCCCTTACGACAGAGAAGGCATGAAAAGAGGTGGATCTGTTAAAAAGAAAAAACAGGGCTACAAAGATAGAGAAGATGAATCTCTAGGAATGAGAACTGGAAAAGAATCTGGTAAGAAACAATCTATGAAAGATCGTAGAGATGAGTCTTATGGAAAATGGGGAAAGCGTAAGAAAAAATTTGGTCGTTCAAATAAAGTTAACAAGTAAGGAGCAATATGTCTTGGAGAAATATACTTTTAAACCCTGCTAAAACTGCGGGAAGAGCACTAATGAATCTTGGTGGTAGAGCAAACCTATTAGAAGAAGTAGGTCGTATCGATGCTGAGAGAATGAATCCAAATAGAAGAGCTGAGAAGAGAAGAGTTATTGGAGAACTAAATAGAGGATACAACAAAGGTGGAAGAGTGGGCCTTAAAAAAGGTGGAGACAGTAATTGGATTCAAAAAGCTACTAAAGGTATGAGAAAAGATAAACCTTGTACTGGTAAGAAATTTGGTGGTGCTAGTTGCCCTCCAGGATCTAAAAGATATAACCTTGCAAAAACTTTTAAAAAGATGGCTAAGAAAAGAGGCTAATATGAAAAACGCATTTGGAAAATATTTAAATAAAGATGGCTATTTAAAAGGTGGCTTACATGTAAAAAATGCAGCACCTCGAAATACTACTATGAAAGAAGTTAAAACAAGTGCACCAGGAGTTGGTGTGCAAACACATGGTGGTAGAATGGGATCAGCTTTAAATACACAAAGACCTGATCAATCTAAATTCTTAAATGAAGATGGATATTTAAAGGGAGGAGTACCTATTAAACATGGCTAAAAAAGATAAAGAACCTTTTTACAAAGGTGTAAATTTTTCTAAATTCACTAATAAAGATGGATATGCAAAAGGCGGAGTTGAATATACTGTGTCTGAAAAAATACCTCTAGAAGATCAAGTTGGTGGACAAAGAAGAATGTTAAAAGACAAGAAATCAAAAGTTAAGTGGTTCTAGTATGTGGTTCAGTGCTATTAAACTAGCGCTCAACGCTGGAAGTCATATTTACAAAAAGCGTCAAGAGACAAAAATGGCTATGGCTGATGCACAACACATGCATGCAGCTAAGATGGCCCGAGGCGAAGAGCAATACCAGGGCAAACTTTTAGAAGCCCGTCAAAACGACTACAAGGACGAGGTAGTTTTGGCGATTCTCACACTGCCCATAATAATTTTGGCCTGGGGGGTCTGGTCGGACGATCCGGCCGCTATGACCAAGATAAAAGTGTTCTTCGAACATTTCCAGGCGTTGCCGTCATGGTTTACAAATTTATGGATTCTTGTCTGCGCGAGTATTTTTGGTATAAAGGGGACTCAAATATTTCGTGGTGGTAAAAAATAATGCCTTTTAAATCAGAGAAGCAACGAAGATATCTCTGGAAAAATCATCCCAAGATTGCTAAAGATTGGACTGAAACCTATGGCAGTAAACCTGTAGGAAAAAAGAAAAAGAAAGGAAAGAAGAAACATGGCTCAAAATAATGAGTTTATTGTAATTCATAAATTACAAAGAGCAATTAAACAAAGATTGCAAGCTTTATCGTTAAGTGTTACGTCCGGAGCAGTTGACAACTTTGATAAATATAAGTATATTACTGGACAGATAGCGGCACTTGAAGGTGTCTTTCAGGAAATCTCTAACCTGCTAAATAATACGAAGGAGCAAGACAATGACGGAAAAGTTATTAGAATCGACAAAGACAGAAATCCCTAAAATTAAATTAGCCTTAGAGCCTGAATTAAAAAAAGCAGCTGAAGAAGCAGAAGCGAAACGTAATGTTCCTCCTGCAGAATCCAGTTTGCCTAAACCTACTGGCTGGAGAATAATGGTTTTACCTTTTCAACCAAAAGTTAAAACTAAAGGAGGAATTTTATTAGCCGAAGCCGCTTTAGAACGACAACAAATCGGAACGGTTTGTGGTTTAGTTTTAGGAATGGGACCTGATTGTTATCGAGATAAAAAAAGATATCCGGAAGGTCAGTGGTGTAAAAAAGGTGAATGGGTAGTCTTCGCTAGATATGCCGGTTCACGTTTAAAAATTGAAGGGGGAGAAATAAGAATCTTAAATGAAGATGAGATTCTTGCAACCATTCAAGATCCTGAAATGATCTTGCATGAATATTAAACATAGGAAGGAACTATGCCAGAAGAAGCAAAAAAACCTAGTGAAAAACTAGTCGACTTAGACACAAGTGGTGAAGGTGCGGAAGTTGAAATTAAAGAGGAAGGAAAAAATGACGAAAGTGTTAATGTCAATACTGAGTCCGCTGACACATCTGAGAAATCTGATGTCAGCGTTGATGTTCAAGAAAGCAAACAAGAAGAAACAAAGATCGAAGAAAAAGAAGAAACGAAACAAGAAAAGCAAGACGAGAAACTAGAAGAGTATAGTGATTCTGTTAAAAAAAGAATTTCTAAACTTACCAGAAAGTGGAGAGAGGCAGAACGTCAGAAAGATGCTGCTATAGACTACGCGAGAGGCGTAGAAACAAAAAGAAAGACTTGGGAATCTAGATATAAACATTTAGATTCAGCTTATCTTAAAGATTCAGAAACAAGAGTTAAAAGTCAATTAGATGCTGTTAAAGCAAAATTGGCTGCAGCTATTGAAGGAGGAGATACAGCTAAACAAGTTGAAGCTCAAACTGAGTTGAGCACATTAACAACTGATGCAAATA